CCCAAATGGATATGATATGTCAGGTATCGTTCTTATTGGATTTAGTGGTGGATTTATTGAAGATACATCCTTGACATTTGATGGTAACCAACAACCAGGCGGTAGATCTTATTTCCAGACAGCATCTACTATTCCTATTTCTGACTGGTTAGATGCCACTGATGGTGGTCAAGGACCTGGAAGTAACCAACCAGCATGTTGGGCAATTGCCTCTGGTGGTAAAGCTGGTACACCAAATACATCACAAAACCTAATTCTTGGTACTCAATACACTGCTTACTATAACTTCTGTGATAGTGGTTGTAGTCTAGCAAATTTAAGATGTTATTGTCTACTAGGAGATCAGGTTTCTTATGACTTGAGTCAAGATTACTTTGGATTTGAGGGAACTGAATACGCTAACTATTTCTCTTTGTTCACGGGCGGTTGTCAGTATTCTGGTTCTGGTGCTACATGGAATACATCTGGTAATACACCAGTAACATATCAAGCAGGAAAACAGGGAGTTCCTTATGACTGGCAAGGACTTCCTTTATCTGATGTAGTACCTATTAACTCAAATATTACAGAGCAAGAGTCATATCCTCAGGCAACTAACATGTTTACTGAGATTGAAGAAAATGAAGTGGAAGGAGATCCTACGCAGCACAATCACAAAATTGTCGTTGATAGACAAGATCACTCTTTCAAATATGTCACTGATACGTTTTTACTCAGTCCTGAGGCGTTAAATACTACTGTGGCACTAACACCTAGCACAGTAGCTTCTATTGATGCTGCTAGTGCTCCTTTTATTATTCTAGAATATCTAATCAAGACGTAAGATGGTAAATCCTGCATATAGAAACAATAGAAGAAATTACTATCAGGAAAAGGGTCCTGACACTGTAACTATTGGTACTGTTGTCAACGTCTTTAAAACGAAGCAGAACTCTAACTCTTATGATAGTAATTTTGTCCCTTCTACACTACCAATTAATGGAGTAACTGCATATACTGATTTAAGTGGTAATGGACAACCTGAAGCTAATCCAGAGTATCAATACTATGGATATCTTTACTGTGATGGAACAGAGTATAATATCATTGATTATCCTTTACTGTATGAGCAAATTGGTAATGAATTTGGTGGCACTGCAAGTAATGGTATTGATATTACTAATGGTGGTAGCAATTATGATAGTGGCACTGATGTAACATTTTCTGCTCCACAATTAAGTAATGGTGTCGTAGCTACTGGAACAGCAGTAGTTGAGAGTGGTGTGATTACTGCTATTAATCTAACATTTGCTGGATCTGGATATACTAGTGCTCCAACTATCACACTTTCTAATACTGGTAGTGGTGCTGGATTTGCTGCAGATGTAAGAGTTGACGAGTTTGGACAGATTGCAGCAATCAATCCAACAAATGTAATGAGGTTTTGGCCAGATCCAAACATGGGAACATTTAAGGTTCCTGATCTACTTGCTAAAAAGATTGTTGGTGTAGGACCAGTTTATGGTCCTGGAACTCCAACTATTGCTAACGTAGATTCTACTGTTGGAAACACTGGTGGACAGTGGTATTTTGATAAGAACTCACAGAAAGCATTCTTCAACCTTGGTAACGTAAGAACTACAGGATATACTAGTGTTGTTGGAACTACAAATGGTAGAATTACTGGATCACAGACCATTACTGTTACATTGAATGACAATGATTTGGATGGTCCTCCTGTACACTCTCACCTATTGTATCACTCTGAAGCACCACAAGTACAAGGATTCCCAGGATCCTCAGTTCAGATTGATCCATTTATGACTGGTTATAGAACTAGAACAGGTAGAATTTCTCCATTCAATCCATCTGGTAATATCAAGTTAACACACTCCCATGCTCTTTCAAAAGAGAGATTGACTGGATTATCTACACTTGCAACATATGACGTTTATAACTGGCAAGGTGGAGACTCAGGACCAGGAACCTTAAAAGACAATGGTAATTACTACGCATCTGGTAATTCTGGTACATTTGTAACTGTCACATATACACCATTTCCGCTTCATAAAAAGTTCAGTTCAGGAAGTTTGATTGGTGGAAGAGAAGTTATTACTGAGGGAACACCCGTCTATAACTATGAGGATACTACATTTAATTCTGCTGGAACATATCCATATAGTTTAGATGTCAATGTAGACGAGATTCAAATCTTTGCTTATGGTGCATCTGGATCTGGTGGTGTTTATACACAAGCTGGTAATGCTGGTGGCGATACTGTTGTACAGCTAGGCGATGGTACTCCTTTAACTCTCACTATAGGTGGTGGTTTGGGTGGAAATGCTGCAACTGAATCGTCACAAGGAAACGGTGGTGCTGGTGGAACATCTACTGTTACTGGAACTTATGCATCACAATTTAGTGTTAGTCAACAAAGTCTTTCAACTGATGTAGATTATGTTGGTGGACCAGGAGTTAATAACAAACAATGGTTTGCTGTTAATCCTAATGGACCTGTTCTAGATCCTGTTACTGGAAGAAATACATGGGAAGGTAGACCAGGATTAAATGCTTCTGCTGGAAAATATCTAACAGTTGCTGCATCTGCAAGAGGTTCTATTCAATCAGTAACTTATCCTCAAACTGCTTCTTGGTCTATCACACCAACGGATCCTAACAGATATACTGTTGTTAGTGGTATCGTTAAGATATATGGTTCTAGAGGAAATAATTGTCAGAGTCAGGGACAAGGTACTGGAACCGCTCCTGCAGGATGTACCACTGGTTTTGGTGGTAATGGCAAATACATGGAGTTGTCAATTGTTCCAGATGCTAACACAGGTCAAGTTGGTGGTGTATTTGGACTATATCCTGGATCTTCTACTGGAGCAACAACATACGGTGTAGCTACTGGTGGTTCTGGTGGTTCTGGTCACACTCAAAATGGTGGCGCAGGTGGTGGCGGAAGTATCGTTACAACTACATCAGGTGGTGGCACTACTGTTATTGTCGCTGGTTCTGGTGGCGGTGGCGGCGGTGGCGGCGCTGGTGAAGGACAGTGTGGTGACAATGGAAGACCAAATAATATTACTGATGCTGCTCAAAATGTAGGATCACAATCTCTATTCTCTGGTTCTGGCGGTCCTGGTGGTAACTATGGTTGCACAGGCGGCGGAGGCGGCGGCGGTGGATCAGGTGTCGGTAAAGCAGGACAAACTGGATCTGCTGGTGGTGGTAGCGATGGTGCTGGTGGTAACGGTGGTGAAGGTGGCGGCGGCGGTGGATCAGGCGGTCACGGCGGTGGATATGGCGGAGGAAGAGGATTGTCTAGTTTTAGATCTGACTTCTTCACACTAAATTCTTCTGGTGATGTAAACCATGGCACTACAGATGATAGTAGTGGTAGTGGTACTAATAATGGTAAGATTATTGGATTTGCAAATGAAAACAGAGGTTACTACTCTTCAGGAGCAGGTGGTGGTGGCGGTGGAGCATACCTTGCTGGCACTATTTTCCCAGAAGCAGTTACAGCATCAGGTTCTTCGGCATTAACGATCACCATTGGTGCAGGTGGCGCTAGTGTATCAAATAGTCTCAACAGAACCGTTGACGCTAGTATTAATTGGGTAGAAAATTCAGGTACTATTACTAGTGATGCAGGATCTGATGGCAGTATTCTAATCAGAGAAGCTACTATCGTTGCATATCAAGGGGGCAGTACAAATATTACTGTTGGTGATGTTGTTGTTGCTGCATCTGATGGTATTGAGATTTATGCAGGTGGTACTGGAGTAGGAACTGCTGGTGGTTTTGCATTACCAACCAATCAACAACCAATTCTTGATATTCAGGCACAAGGTGATCAACCAGGATCAGGAGCAACTGGTGTAGCTACAATCAGTGGTGGTGTTGTTAGTGGTGTCAGTCTGATTACAGGTGGATCTGGTTATACTTCTCCACCAATTATTAGATTCTTGCATGGTGCTGCTAGTGGATCTCAAGCAACATCTACACTTAATGGTGATAATGTTAATGGTCTTGCGCTTGGCAATGGC